ACCCAAATATACGAAAAATATATAATGTAAAGAAATAAATTAAACTTTTATTTCAGATCTTTTTTAAAGAATTTATTCAGTATGTTTTTATTCCAATAAAGGTCGTTTTCTATTACACCTCTTGTAAACTGTTCTTTTAATTCAAAGTATGTAGCTTGCTTCTTTGTTCTACAAAAATATAATATTTCTTTTTTGTAACTCATACCTTTTTTAATTTCTTTATTGAGCGGTATGCAAGATCCTGTGTAGCCTTCCCATTTATTACCCTTAACTACTATTTTTTTAAATCGCCATACAATATTACCTTTCTTACTTTTAGCTTTGTTTTTGGTTTTGGTAACGGCTTCCCCTTCTTTTTTTAATTTCCTATAAGCTTTCTCTGAAATCTCAACTTTACGGGTAGACATTATCTGTTTCTTACCTACGTATTTCCTTCCGTTAATGTCTGTTATAAGATAAACAAAGTGTTCAACTCCTTCAGGTATGTCATCCAGAGTTGAAACTTTTTTACCCTTATGTGTCCATTCTACTGTTCGTCCTGCGGCCATCCGTAAAACCCTTGTTCTTCTCTGATTATATAATGGGGTATGTCGTCTACAGTCAAAGTTAAGTCTGACATCTGTGCCAAAGACTTCTTAACTAAAATTATATCCCCTTCTTTAGTTTGCATTTCATAGTCTTTACTGTTTTCACCTACAGTCACGACCTCAGCTTTTCTGAAAAAAGAGTTTTCTGTTATTTCAGTAGGCATATAAATACCTGACTTTGTTTTCTGTATTTCTTCATCTAGAAGTTTTACTAGAATGTATCCTCTTTTTTGCTTTGGTGGTCTTTGTAATCTCATATTAATTCTCTGTTTTAATGGTTTCTATTTTTTCTATTAACTCTTGCAGTAGATCAGGGTTGTCTTTTAACACTGGAACTAAATTATCTATACCTTGCGATATAGACGAGCCGTTGTATTTCAACCAGCTTCCCGCTTTTTCTATAATTCCTAGTCTTACTGCTGAAGATGCTACATCGGATTCTATAGTAAAGCCCTCTCCGTAAGTAAACTCTACAGAAACTTCTCTGTTTACTTTGCCCACTTTGTTTTTAGTGCACTTAATTCTAATTAAATTACCCTCAATAGTTTCCTTTTTATTACTAAGTTTTTCTTCCTCTTTAGACTTCTTTTTTGTTGATTTAAATAGCTCTAAAGTCATTGAGCTATTATGGTGTAAAGATCTTCCACCAGGAATAACTGTATCTGGTGAATATTTGTTCGCTTTGTTCATATTGTCTCGAACTTGAGATAATATAACTAGTGTGGTGTCATACTGATTACAAAGACCTACAATTATAGGTAATTGTGAAGATAAAACTATAGCTCTGTTTGCCATTGTTCTCTCTTCTGCTGTTTTTTGCATCTGTTCTCCACTAGCACTGTTGTTTATAGAATCCACCACAATAACATCAAAGTTAGGAATTTGTTCTCGAATTATATTACACATTTCCTCTGTTGTTGTTGGAATGACATGTGAAAATTTATGGGGTGTAGACCCCAATGACTCTAAATAATCCGTTGTTAATGTCATTTCAGTATCTACGTACAAAATCTTCTTACCTAATTTTTCTACTATCTGTATAGTCAAAGAGGATTTACCTGAAGAGGGTTCTCCTGCAATAAGTATCAGTCTTCCTTTTGGAACTCCCCCATCCGTTACAAAATCTATAGAAGGTCTACCTGTCTTTTTTTTCTTTGGAAATCTAGGGTTTTCTCCTAAATTTACAATGCCTCCCCCCTTGTATAATGAGTTAAAAGACTCTAATGCTTCGTTTATTTCTTCTGACATATAGTTATTTTTGTTGTATTGAACTTAATCTTGACGCTATAGCATTTAATATTTGTTGTGTAGAATTTAGTATTATTCTAACTCTTTCTTTTTGTCTTAATGCTTCAACTACTGCTTCTTCTTTTTCTTTGTTTGCTATACGGGCTAAACTTTCCATTACAGCCACAGTATTTTTATCGCCATTATCATCGTATTTATTTTCTTCTATGAGTTCTGCAAAACTTCTTTTTCTTTCCCAATCAGCTTTGTCATATTTAGATAATGCAGTTGAAGCACTGTCAGACAAATAAAATAGTGTAAGTGATATATTTTCCCTCATATCTTGGAGCTCTTTTACAGAGAAGGACTCTTTCTTATTATCATACTCTTGTATTAGGTCGGATAACCTTAAAAAGGGGTGTTTTGTATCACTCATCTCTAAATTTTTTTATTTTGTCTATATAATCTTTCTTTGCAAATATAGTCAAACTTTTACTCTTAGCCAAGAGTTTTTTAATATTTTTTTCTCCTATTTCTTTTACCAAAAGCTCTTCAAACTCTTTATGATGCAAAGATTTGTATCCTTCTACTTGTTCTCTAGCATCCCAAGTATTACTTTGTTTCGATATTAACCATACATTATCTTTATCGTACCTTGTACACATTACGCTTCTATCTATAAAGTGAGAGGCTTCCATTTTATTTTCGTTATAATATCTTTCTTTTACAGGACACCATACTTGATTATAACCGTTTCTTTTTGCATTCTTTAATAAATATCGTCTCTGCCAAAAATCAGCCATTCTTTTTAACTGTCCATTTTTTAAATTATCATAATCTTCTGTTTCAAAGTCTATAAACATAGTTATAGTTATAAATTAAAAGGTAATTGAGATTTACTATAATCTAAATCTACATCTCTTAGTTTGTTCAAAGGCAATTTTAGTTGTCGGTATATAGCTCTTTTAAGTGCCAATCCGTTTTTTCCTCTGAACGTAAATTTTGTTTCAGGATCCACTATCCAGAATAAATAACTCTCGTGTTTTCTCTTAACTACTGAAACAGGAACTCCTTTGTGTTTACCAAAATTAAATTTAGGGTCTTTGGGTAAATTATCTCCTGTTGTTACCTCATTAAAATAGTGTTTTAAACTTTGCTTTGTAGGTACTAAACTTCCCCCTAAAGCGTAACCTGTAAGCAGCCTGTTGCCACTAAAAGCCGCCCAACCACCACACCACTCTTCATTTATAAATTCTAGGTCTTCTATCGCTCCAAACTTATTGTAGTTACCAGAAATATCTATGACCTTGCCATCTATTTTATCTTCGTGTTTACGTATAACTCTACCAAGAACTTGATAATAAAGTGTATAAGAATTTGTAGGACGAGCAAAAACAATAGAGGAAAGCTCTGGATAATTAAAACCTTGTTTTAGAATTCCTACGTTAACAACAGTTTTTATATTACCTGCCTTAAATTCTGTAATTACCCTATCTCTTTCTGTTTTTTTTAGTTTGGAATGCAATACTGCAGAATCTTCTATTTTAGAAGCCACTCTTTCTGCTTCATCTATTGAAGTAACATACACGATACAACTCTCTCTATCTTCTTCTCTTAACCTGTAAACAGACTCTACACATTTTTGGACTATATTATTAGCTTCAGAAAAAGCTTCTAGAGATTTTAAAGTATAATCTGATCCTGTTGTGTTTAATTTTAATTTACTCTCATCTACGTTTTCAACGTCATACACAAGCTTTGACCACATGTTATTATCTATCACATCGGAAACTTGTATGACGCTTTCTATGGAGCTATAAATACAATCTTTCTGTCTATTCATCATTGACAGTTTAGTTCCGCTTGCAGAGTTGTTTAGTCTCATAGGAGTTGCGGTAAAACCGAGCAGTTTGCACTTTTTTAACTGTTTATAAAACTTACCTATCTCACTTTTTTTGAGTGAACTGTCATGTGCTTCGTCTTGTAATAAAATTACATCCTTATCTTTGAAAAAGTCTATGTGTTTTTTAAGAGTACCAATAGTTGCAAACGTAACTTGAGAAACTTCATTAGAGTTTAAGGAAGCTGAACAAATAGACGCATCATATCCATACGAAGTATAGGTTTCGTGGTTCTGTTCTACTAGTTCTTTATTAGGTGCTACATTTATAAAGTATTTGTTAGGAAAGTTGATAGCAACATTTGCTATAAGTATTGTTTTACCAAAAGAAACTGGATAAGCAAATACAGCTTTTCTGTTAGTATCCTTTTTTATAAACTCTGTGATTTTATCAATCTCTAACTGTTGTATTGGATAAGGTTTGTACATTTTTACAAATATTTTTTAATATATAAATATAAGCATATTTAGTCATAATACCAAATAAAAACTGTTAAAACTTAGATAAAAAATAGTAATTCCCAGACCGCAAAGAGTCGGTTAGAAACACACCGTTAAACCGTAACTTCGCTTGTAACAATATCCGTTTTAGTACCCTCTACTTGTAGTGTTAAGTACTGTATAAAACCGAAAATGCGTTAGAGTGAAAAACTGTTGTTGTGTTTGTGTGTTGGACAGAGGAAACCCCTTTAGAAAATTTTCATAATCTATTGACCTTCTAATTACTTAGTGGCGATTTCAACCTAAACTTTCACTAAGGAGCTGTACGTTTGAGAAATTTCGTTGACTTCTCTTTACACCCACACACTGCAATACTACCCTTTTCAGTCCGTATCGTCTTATCGTGCCCTCCTGCTTATATTTAGGCAATTTTCCGTAACTATCGGGGAGAACTTCATCGCTATGTTTAGATATTATTTCAATCCTGCAATTATTAACCCGACTTCTGACCCCACATGCACTTTTTCAAGGTGACTGATAAGGGTGTAATGGTTTGATTACCGTTGTTACTAGAAAGATACAATATCTCTCACAATGCAAATATAGCAATAATAAATATAGCTACCAAATAAATTAAATCTTATTTTACAAAAAAAGAAAAACCCCCTTAAAATAAGGAGGCCTGTCAAAAATCACTACTACTACTACTACTCAAAAATTATTCTTCTATATTTCCAAAATCGTCTCTTAATACATTATGTAAACTTGGAGTATGTTTGAGCATCGACTTTATGAAACTTTCTAAAATATTAGAGGCTAAATTTAGAGTCATTCTATCTTCTAAATAATGCTCATATAAATATAAATTTATTTCTTTAAAAAATTCTATATTTTCGTCTATGTAAATATTTGAAAAAATGTTTTCGTCCGTTAAGAAAAGCAATTCATCAAAAAATTCATGTATATTAAGTTTTGAATCTTTCATGGTTTTAATTTTTGTTGTGAGCAAATATAATCATAATAAATATAACCACCAAATAAATTAAAGATTCCTAATCAAAATTAAATGTTAAAATGCTTGGAGTTAACAATTAAATAATATATATTTGCAATATATAATTATATAGCATGGCTAAACAATTCGGTATACCTTTGAAGTTTGATAACAAAATAGACTTGGCAAAAAGTTTTCTACAAATATATATGATAGCTAAACCTCCACAACATACTTTGGTTGAGAGAGCCAAAGAAGCACTTGCTTATTTTTTGGTTTATGGTTACTCTAAAGAGGGTGAAAAAAGTCTTACTTTTTCTTTATCTCAACAAATTAAAAACAGTTATGTAAGAGTCATAATTAATATGTTGAAAAACAATGGCTATTTAATTATTGACCCCAAAACACATAAAAAAAGGCTATCAGACGAACTATTAAACTGCCAAGAACAACTATTCAAAAAAAGAAACAGAATATTCACTATAGGATTTATACACACAGATGAGTAAATTTAATAGCGGGGTTGCTTACGATGAAGATGTATTCGAAAAAGCCTTGGAGATACTAAAAGAGGAAGGGGTAGAAACAGACATACATCAACTAAAAAGAGTTTATGAGTTTTCAGCTAAAAATACAAAGAAAGTATTTAATGAAGAGCCTTACTGTGCTATAAACCTTTACCCTATAGGTAGGGCTTACTACCATCTTTATGATACAAACAAAATAAAAACTGTTAAAAAGAATATGCTCCATTATGAAAATATTTCAGATAAGGCAAAAGAAGTCATAAAAAAACAGGTTGAGGTATGGCAGCAGAGATACGATGATATAAAAA